AATCTTGTGTATGTCTGATGAGCAACATCTTCATACTCATATTGTAATCCATTCTTAAATGTTACCAACATTTTTTTTGTTGCGGTATCATATTCAGTTTTAGATAGATTTGAAGATTCTACTTCATTGATAATTTTTGTCCCGTCAATTTTTTCACTTTTGATTGCCATAATACTAATCTTTTAAAGGTGTTTCTAAGTCAATTCTAAGTAATTCTTGCTTTAAGTAATCATTAAAATCATGTTCATTTTCAAGTAGACCATACTTTCTTAAAGTTCCTACAATATGAGTTAAATAACTTATAATTCTATCCCTGATACGGTACCCCTCAGAAGTTATATTCTCACCTTTTTCAAGGTCACTATTTCTAACATTACTATTTTGGAACAATATTCTCATTTCATAATACGTTTTGAGTAATTTCTCAAAATCATCTTTCAATACAGTGTCCAAGAATTTTTTCCAGGGTCTTTCCATATTAATAAATACAAGAAACCCCCACTTTTGGTGGGGGCTCTAATTAACTCTGATATTTTTTGAGTTGTTCTCTAATTTCTATTGCCTGTTCGAAATCTTGTTTCTCAATACAGTCTTTCAGTTTGGTCTCAAGTTCCGCAATTAGTTCCTTATTATTTTCAAAGTCCTTAATCATATCACGAATCTTGATTGCCAATAGAAAGTCCTCGTTTTCAACTGCTCGGTCTAATTCTTTCTTTAGACTTTCAACTTTCGTAGGTCCTTTCTTTTTACTGTCAAATGGTTTCATACCTTCAGAACCGTAAGTTCTTACAATACTTGTAATTTGGTATGAACCATCTTTTGATGTGAAGGTTTCTTTTGTCCAATCACCATTTTCATCTGTTCCTTTTTCTGTTGATGATTTACCAACAACATAACCACCACCCATTGGATTGTAACTTGAACCCAACATTTCTTCTAAATCTTTCATCATCTCATCGAGACTCTTTTTTCTTCCGTTTCCAAAAAAATCAAACATAGTTTTTTTTATTTAAGTTTTTTATTTTATCTTTGTAACCACAATAATAAAAAAATGTGCCAACCTATCAATACTGACATTTTGTCACCATCAAAAAATTAAATATGACATTTTGACAAAAGTTTGATACTTTCACAATTATTGTTACCTTTGAACTACAAAACATAAATACTATGATAGAAGAAATGGACCCTAATGAAAAATCTGGTCGACGTAATAAAGACCAAAATCCCCAATCCAATACACCCGTGTTGGATAATTTCTCCCGTGACCTAATCAAGTTGGCTGAAAAAGGAAAACTTGACCCCGTTATTGGTAGGGACCAAGAGATTGCACGGATTGCACAAATCCTATCTCGTAGAAAGAAAAATAATCCAATTATTATTGGTGAACCTGGTTGTGGTAAAACCGCAATCGTTGAGGGGTTGGCAATGAAAATCTTCCAAGGCGAATGTCCACAAAATCTTTGTGACAAACGTATCGTGTCGTTGGACATGACCTCGATTGTTGCTGGTACCAAATATCGTGGACAGTTTGAAGAGCGTCTTAAGGTAATTCTTGAGGAACTTAATAATAACCCTGAAATCATTGTCTTCATCGATGAAATCCATACCATCATCGGAGCGGGTAATTCATCTGGTTCATTGGATGCCTCGAACATCTTTAAACCGGCACTTGCTCGTGGTGAGCTCCAATGTATCGGAGCAACCACATTGGATGAGTATCGTGAGAACATCGAAAAGGATGGTGCGTTGGAACGTCGTTTCCAAAAAGTACTGGTGGATGCGGCATCACCTGAAGAAACCCTTCAAATCCTAAACAACATCAAGGACCGTTATGAGGCACACCACAAAGTAGAGTATTCAAAAGAGTCACTTGAGGCATGTGTTTATTTGGCTGACCGTTACATCACTGACCGTGAATTCCCCGATAAAGGAATTGACATCATGGATGAAGTCGGTGCTCGCTCTCAAATCAATGTCAAACTCCCTGAAGAGATTGAGCAACTGAAACTTAAAGCGTCAGACATCAAAGAACAAAAACTTCTTGTGGTAAAAAAACAGAACTACGAAGAAGCCGCTCATCTTCGTGACAAGGAAAAGAAAATCCTCAAACAACTTGAGGACGCTAAGAAAGATTTTGAACTCAAACAAAATACTCAGCGAAAACTTATCACCGAAGAAATGGTCTACGAGGTTGTTTCACTTATGACCAAAATCCCTGTGAACAAACTATCACAAAAGGAAATGGAAGGACTCCTTGAACTTGAGAACAGTCTGAAAATGAATGTTATTGGTCAGGACTCCGCAGTAACCAAGATTGCAAAAGCGGTTCGCCGTAACCGTGTGGGTATTAAAGACCCAAATCGTCCAATTGGTTCGTTCATCTTCTTGGGTTCAACAGGTATTGGTAAAACACACTTGGCAAAACAATTGGCCAAGGAAATCTTTGGAGCTGAAGATGCTCTTATTCGTGTGGACATGTCAGAATATCAAGAGAAACATTCAATGTCTCGATTGATTGGTTCACCTCCAGGTTATGTTGGTTTCAACGAAGGTGGTCAACTTACCGAAGCGGTTAAGAACAAACCATATTCTGTTGTGTTGTTTGACGAGATTGAAAAGGCAAACAAAGACATCTTCTCTCTTCTTCTCCAAGTGTTGGATGACGGTCACCTGACGGATGGTATGGGTCGTAAGATTAACTTCAAGAACTGTATCATCATCATGACATCTAACATTGGTGTTAAAAAACTTCAAGACTTCGGTACTGGTGTTGGATTTGAGACATCATCACGTATGTCCTCAAACGAAGACTTGAAAGTACAACTTCTTCAAAAAGAACTCAAAAGTTATTTCACTCCTGAGTTCTTGAATCGTCTTGATGAAGTGGTTATGTTTAGTTCTCTCGGAGAGGTTGAAGTTAAACAAATCGTGAATATTGAACTTTCAAAACTCACGAATCGTTTGAATCGTCTTGGTTACCACGTTGACTTTGACGAATCTCTTCACTTGTTCTTAGCTAAAGTTGGATTTGACGAAAAGTACGGTGCCCGTCCTATCAAACGAGCAATACAAGAAAAAGTGGAAGACTTCATCTCTGAAGAAGTACTTCGAAGTAACATTAAGATTGGTGAACATTACCAACTCACCGTTACCGACGAAGTGGTAACTCTTACATCAAAAGAAGAGGAAGTAATCGAGGGGGGAAATTAATCCCCCTTTTTTTGTTTGTTAACATTTTTTTATTATCTTTGTAGTCACTATGGAAAATAACACCCTCAAACGATTTATGGAACTACTTTCAGTTCCAAGCAAAACTTACCGTGAAGACCGTATGGTCAACTACCTTATGGGTGTTATTTCCAAAATGGATGGTGTTTCCGTATACAATGACGAGCACGGAAACATCTACGCAACAAAAGGAATCTTAGCCACAGGATACTACCCGATGTTTATCGCTCACACAGACACGGTACACGAAATGGTGGAAGAAATTATCGTAGTAAAAACTTTGTTACCAAAACCAAATACTTTTGGTATGACTTTCGACCCTACCGTCCAACATAAATCGCTTAAGGCAATTACTCCTGATGGTGACCCTACAGGTATTGGTGGTGACGATAAGTGTGGAATTTTCATCTGTTTGGAACTTCTTGAAAAGCTTGAATACTGTAAGGTTGGACTTTTTGTATCTGAAGAAACAGGTTGTGTTGGTTCATCAAAATGTGATGTAAACTTTTTGAAAGATGTAGGTTATGCAGTTCAGTTTGACGCACCTGGTGATGCTCTAATTACCGAGTTATGCTCGGGAGTTCGTTTGTTTGAACAAAATGGTGAGTTTATTAATCAAGTTCTTCCTGTGATTGAATCCGCCATGGGTACCAAGATGCTCCGTCAGTCTCACCCTTACACCGACGTATCACAAATCAAAAAGAAAGGTGACTTCTCTTGTATCAACATCTCTTGTGGTTACTACAACATGCACACACCGAATGAGTTTATTGTTGTTGAGGATGTTGAAAGGGCAATTGATGCAGGTTTGAACATCGTTGAAAAACTCGGTTACGATAAGTTTGAATATGGTTACGAAAAACCATCCTACTTACAATACGGACTTTTTAATTTGGGGGATACCGGTGATGAAGATGATGACGAGGATATGAGTAACCCTCCTTTTGATACTGATGATTTTGAGTTGGATATGGATTTCAACAGGGCAATCTATCAAGATGGACTGTTGAGCATTATCGATAAAGAAAATGATAGCTCTGTTGTCTTGACTGAAACTGAAATCGAAGACTTATATAATCAACTTCGGGAGGTTATGACAAGACGGTATTGGGATTATTAATCGAAAATATCAAACATTTGATAGTTTGAGAAAAGGTTTTCAATGTTTTCAAGACTACTAGTAACGTACTTACTTTGCCATTGACCGCCTTTCGAATTACCCGAGATATAATAATTAATATCCCCATCAGGAAGTATCTTTCTAAATGATATTGAGTAGTCTGTATTAGGGATATTAATATTTTTACCAATACCACCTTTTTTGTTGATAAACTCATATGATTTGGATATGGAATCGATATTGTATTCACCCTCTTGGATTTTTTCAAGTAAATTCTCCAAAATAGTATCCATTCTACTATCCCATTCACCTCTGAAGGCTTCCTCATCTTTTCCTATTTGCCAAGCCGTTTCCATAGGACTAGTATTAAAGTCATCAATAACATTATCTCTTTCATAATGTTTTTTAATTATGTCAATGATACTCAAGTTAGTTTCACCTCTTTTTGAGTACATTGCAATAATGTTATCAATCGGAATTGATATTTCTTCAGTACCGTAGTAACTAGTTGTATATGGCAATTCTTTTTTAATTTTGTCAAAAAGTTCATCGGTATATTTTTCCATAGAGCTACTTATCGCATAGTCCTCTGCCTGACAATAAAGTTCCTCAGTTAAGTCCCTAAAGTCTTCAAGTTTTTCTAACTCTTCGGTTATCTTTTGGACACAATCAGATGACATATCACTTTTACGTTCTTTAAAACATTCTATCAGTTCAGGACTAACATAACTTATGATTTCTTTAATTTTCAATACCTGTTCTTCAGTAAACGCATATGGAAATATATAACCGTTATCCCAATCTTCTTTAGCGTTGTAACAATCATACCAATCATACCTATATGGTTGGTGCCACGCCCACATCCAACTCGAAACATTACCTTCACTATCGTCAAAAATGTCTTCTAAAAAATTAGTATATGAATCGTATTTTAAATATACGTTAGTATTGTCAATATCGTCTACCTTACTACCATCAAGAAATGTTGCATCAGAAGGGTCGATTTTCTTCAACTTAACTTTCATAAGTGTTAAAAAATCGTTTGTACTCTGTTCAGACAAAATAAGTTTCTTGAGTTTTAACTTTGACATATTCATATAAATACTTGTCCAGAACAAAAAATGGTTGTATATTTGTATTGTTAACCACTAAAGACAAGACCATGAAAAACATTCTCCTTACTTTCGCTCTGATTATCACCACTTTCGTAGCTCAAGCTCAAGTTGTAACCATGAAAATTGATACCGTACAACTTTTCCAATTCAAATCAGAAATTGGTACTGAGTTGGCTCTTAAAGAAAAACTTATCGAATATAAAGGAACTCGAGTGTACACCACTCGTGGTACCAATTGGATTATCAATAAATCTGGTGGGTATGTAAATTTTGGGACCAATAACTGTCCAATTGTTGGAATTGAAAAAGACCAAATTATCTACTTAAGTGCTGGTGAAGAATACCGAATCTTTATGATGACTGATAGTGAAACCGGTCGTGATATGGTCTTCTTCTTGGAACCTGAAAAAGATGGTATGGTACGAGGGGGTTTTGGATACCCAACCAATGTAATTGGTCTATAACAAAAATGGGGGTCGTTGACCCCCATTTTTTATTTTAATGTCTTTTTAAGTTACGCACAACCCAAAGCTCTTTTTTGTGTATTAGCAACCTTAGCTAACACATCAAAATAATTGGGCATTGTTTTTAAAATTTGTGCAGTATAATCCTGTCCTCTAGAATTTTTAATCTTCAAGTTTTTAATAACTTGTGGGTTTGGGTTCCATTTGGCAAATTCTTCTAAACCATCGTTAAAAGCTCCTACAACAAAATCAGCAGATTTCATTCTTGGGTCGTTATCGTTAGTCATTGACTCCCATCTAATATTAACATCCAAAGGATTGTACTGAAGACCATCAACTCTTAATCCTGAATCTCTTAACATCTTAGTGGCATTTGCATATGAACCACCGGCAAAATTAACAAATTTACCCCAAGCATCATTTGAGTTGATACAACCTAATTTGTAAGTATTACCTTCAGCATCCTTCCATAAACCTTGAGATTCTGATGAGGCTTGTTGTTCTTTAGTTTCTTCTTTTTTAATTTTTAACCCATTTTGTTCACCTCCAAAGGCTACTCCAGTATATTTTTCTTCAATAACTCGTCTCACAATTTGTTCTAATTGAGACTCTGTTAATTTAATAACTCTTTTCATAAGTTCTATTTTTCATAATAAATAGTTGTATAATAGAAAAAAGATATTTATATTTGTAGTATTGAAATCACAGGTGGCTCCCTTAATAGTTAAGGCTGACCTTAAGCATCTTCCCGAAAGGGATATACAGGGGGCGAAAGTGATTTCATTAGTTCTTTGAAAATAATGGGGGTGCCTTGGTATCGATTGGCAGGATTAGTCATCGGGGGCATGCAGTGAGACGTTCTCTATCACTTTAATACACGGGGATAATTTTTAAGTGGCAACACTTTCGCAAAGCTTCAGGCTGTAGGTCTTCTTACAACTGAAGAAGTTACTGTAGCCTAAGCTATAGTGACAATTGGGTCGACGGACATATAACCTAGAAACAGAAGTCTTTATGGTGTGGTTTCTACCAAAAAAGAAATGGAGGTACCGTTTGAGGTTCTACCGATTTAAGTGAACTTCCCACAGTTGTTGGTTACAATGGCAAAATAGAAACCAAATAGTTCGGAGGGTGTGAAAAACCCTGACCTAAGCATGTAGTCCCTTATGGGTAGACTGAGCAAGACGCGGGTTCAAATCGGACCCATTCAACAGTGATGTTGAATTAAAAATCGGATGAATTCAGGGAAAACTAAGTCCTTCGGGATATGTCAATCCTGAGCCAAGCCTGGTAGGAACAGGAAGGTGCAGAGACTAGTGGGTGGTAGACGCTTCTACCGTAATACCACAATAGCGTCCGACATCTCATTGAGATGATGATATAGTCCACACATCGTAGAAATACTTTGATTCGAGCGACTCCCGCCACCTCCACCATTGAAAAGGGTCCTTAATTGGACCCTTTTCTTTTTTCAAAAATTAAATCAAAAATTTTAAGTAATTCATTTTCTGGCATATCACCTTTTAGGTGATTGATTGCCCGAGAAATCCATTGAATGTTTCCGTTAATATAGCCTTTTGATGAATCAATTCTATCTAATGACGCAGAAGTTATAGGGTCTTTTTTTATTTTACCATAACTATTAATTTGTAGTTTTATCCCCAAATAAGGGCAAATCCCATTTTGGGATTCCCATACTTGTTTTAAATCTTCAATTGAAACATTAACTTCTTTATTTCTTTTATTAATATTTCTATAGTGGTATTTGAATTTTGTAAATTCATCTTTTCGGTTTCCTGAGTGTTGTGATATATTATAGTCACTTTTTTTCTCGCCAAAATTTTTGAAGTTATTCTTCCCAACACAAGTTCTAGAACAAAAATTTTTTCTATTAATTTTTAAATTACGAGTTATCTCGCTCAACGGTTTTTCAAATATAATACCACAATTATCGCAGGTGCAACTTCCTATTTTTCTACCTTGATGTTTCATACGTATAAATATAGTGTGGAGGTGGAAAAAATCAATGGAGATGAAATTTTGAATATTAATGTATTCGTATTTTTTTATTACCCCCCTTGTCTATTTGACACTTTATACTATATTTATTTAACTAATAAACAAAATTCTTTACACTATGAAAAACGTAATTTTCGCAATCTTCGCAGTAGCCATGTTGGCATCTTGCAGTAACACTTCTGAATCTGTATCTACCGATACGGTATCTGTTGACAGTTTAGCTGTTGACACTACAGTTGTTGAGTCTGTAGACACAACAGTCTCTTCTGAAGAAATCAACGCAGAGTTGAATTAATCTTTAATTCTGTCTAAAATTAAAAAGGGGTCATTGACCCCTTTTTTTATTTGTGATAGTTTGGGTTTGTTTTCTAATAATTTACATAGTCAAATATTTTCTAATAAAAATTTCATAAATGTGATAAAATACAAATCTGTGTCGTATATTTGTATTGTTAAACCACCACACACCATGACAACAAACAAAACCATCATCCTCGACAA